TCACGCTGCCAGCGCCAAAGCGCCGTTGCGGTACCACGTACGCTCGCCGATGTCGGCCGTGTCGATGGCAGCATCGGCCAGTGCCGCTTCTTCTGCGACCGCCTGCTTGATGTCGCGCAGGAACTGGCCCAGCAGCTCACGCCCCAGCGAGGCCATGGCCGGGTCGCCCAGGTCGTTACGCAGCAGGGTGGCGGCGATGGGTGCCATGTAAATGTGTGTGTCATCCAGGCCGCGGTCAGCGCAATACATGTCGTCGGCAATCAGGGCCTGGCAGACCAGGCGCTCCATCGGCGTGCTCGCGTTGACCATTGTGCTCCCCTCGCGCTGTTGGTCTCGATATTTTAGATGTTTCTAATAAAATGTCAAGATACTTCTAAATGTTTGTGTTTAGAACGTTGCGAGCACCCAAAAGAAAACCCGCCGAAGCGGGTTTGCATGTGTTGGGGAAGCGGGTACGGGTGCGCTCAGAAATCGCCCATGCCCGACCGGTATTTGACCCGGCCAACGATGTCGATGTGCTCGAGCTGCTCAGGAGCAACCATGAACGGATCGTGTTTCTCCTTGTTGTCGCTGACCACGCGGATCGATCCGTCGGGCAGGCGGAACAGGCGCTTGACCAGCATCTCGCCACAGTAGACCAGGGCAAACACGCCGCCCCCGGTGGGGATGCGGCGGTCGGCCTTGTCGACTACGACCGTGTCGTCGTCAAACAGGCGCGGCTCCATGCTGTCGCCGCGCACCTTGACTGCCACCAGGTTCTTGGGGCTCGCATCCAGCCGGCGGATGTAGTCGGCCTGGAACGGCAGCGGCTCTTTCTCTTCAACGTGCCAGGTCTCACGGCCGTTGCCGGCGGACAGTGTCACATCCACATGTGTGATCAGGATGGTCGACTCCGTTGGCAGTTCATCCAGGCTGTCATACGTGGTGATGGGGCGGGCAGGAAAGCCCTTGCTGTGCGCCGATACGGGGGCGCCATCATCCACGCCGCCCACGGCGTCTGCGGCCGCCTCGGAGAACGGCGCGTCCATCGTGCGGTCTGGAAATCCCAGCTTCTTCTCCAGCCGGCGCGCAGCGATATCACCAATGCTGCGGCCGTCCTGATAGGTGCGCGACAGGAACTGGGCCACCTGTGAACGCGAGTACCCGTACTGGCGCTCGAACTCGGCGCGATCGCCATTGACGAGGGTTTGGATCCAGTGGGCAAGCCACTGGCGGCGGTTGTCGTAGATGTCCATGGGGCGCATTAGAGCAAGAAATTTCTAATCCGTGGGTTAGAAGTGTCTTGACATCGTAGTTTAGAATAATCTAAATTACAACCCATCGACCCGCCTCCAACCCGCTTCCTGGGCTGCCGGGCCGAACCGAATCTCGTTCAATCCGCGCAGCGATGTGCGCCGACAGGAGCCTCTTCCCATGACCGTCACCGAAACTTCAATGGATGCCTTTCGACGTGGCCGTACGACGTCGACCGCCAAGCTGCAGTGCGATCGCATTGCCGACTACGTGGCCCGCGCCGGCACCGCCACGATTGCTGAGATTGCGCTGGCGCTGCGCATTGAGAAGTCCAGCGTCTCTGCCCGCCGCAGCGAGCTGATCGCGGCCAAGCGGCTGGAACTGGCCGAGGAGCGCAAGTGCAGCGCCACGGGCCGCTGGGTGCAATCCGTGCGCGTGGCGCCCGTGCAAGTGCGCCTGTTTCAGTAGGCGCGCGTCACGTCCTTGCGTCGCTGGCAGTGAGCACAGCGACAGCCAGGGCACGACGTTCAACGATATCTACCGCTGTGATGGGCGCTGCCATCTCACGGCAATCAACAAGCACTGAACCAACGAGGAAATGGGATATGGGAATTGAAGACCGTCTGGACAACTGGGGCCGCGTGGTGCGTGACCCGAGCTGGCAACCGCAGTACTGCGCATCGTGGGCACGCCTGGCGGTTGCCATGCGCGATGCCGATAGTGGCGCCCCACAAGCCATCGTCACCATCGACGTGAATGATGGCTGGCTGGTGGAGCGCGCGTGGCAGAAGATTGCCGACCCGGTTGCGAAGCGTCTGCTGCAGTATCACTACGTGCATCGCATGCCTGCGGAGATGGTGTGCCGCATCCTCGTGCGCAAGTACGGCGCATCGCCGCACACGCTCAAGCACTGGAAGGTGCGTCTTGCGAAGGCGCAGTCGATCATGTCGCACGTCATTGATTCAGAGGTTGCACGCGTGCAGATGATGAAGGCCGTGCGCGCCGCTGCGGCAGTGCCGATGGTTGCCTGAAAATTTTTTTCGCAGACCCCTTGCACGGTTTATATCCCCTTCGTATTCTGTTTCCCAGATGTTCGATTGCCCTCGCGGCGTAACCGGTTCAGACCGAGACATGCACCCCACTGGGGTGCATTGACTTACCCAGACGAAGCGAAGATGCGCTGAAGAAATGCCCGCCACTGAGCGGGCTTTTTTGTTTCTCCGCGTCGCTTACGTACATGCAACACCTGCCTCGATGTCACTGCACGGTGACGACCTGATCGAGGTGATCTCACTTCTTGATGCAACTCACTCGATCGATCGCGCCTCGCCGCGCGCATTGATGAAGGCGCTTGTCTTATGGCAGACCTCTCTGATGTTTCCAACGCACTCGTCGCGCTCGTCACGGGTGTGGTCTATCCGAACGGCACCAGCCAACCGTCGATCACGGGCAACCCCGTACTGGTGTATAGCGGCTGGCCCAACATGACGCAGTTGAAGACAGACCTGCAGGCCAACAAGGCGCACGTGTCGGTCTTCCCGACCAAGAGCCACCAGCGGCACAAGAGCACGGCGTTCTCTGACTGGACGGTGTCTGCACCGCCGGCCAACACGCTGGCACTGAGCCTGGCCGGGCAGACCGTCATGGTGAACGGCACCGTCAGCATGCCGCAGAACGTCGTGTTGCTCGTGGATGGGCGCGTGTATGTCTACGCCGTGCAGGCCAGCGATACACCCGCGAGCATTGCAACGGCGGTTGCCGCACTGGTGGCGGTAGACCAGCCGGCGAGCGCGACGGGCGCGTCGATCACGATTCCGGGCGCGACCTACATCTCGCCGCGTGTAGGGGGGATCGGCACTGTGCAGCGCGAGACGCGCCGGCAGGAGCGCACGTTCCTCATCTCCACATGGGCGAATGGCGCTGCGCCGCGCGACCTCATCACTGGCAAGGTCGATGCGGTGCTGTCGGGCCTCGTGCGCCTGACGCTGCCCGACCAGGGGGCCGCGCTGCGCTACAAGCTTGGGCTGCAGCACGATGACTCGACCAACCTGATCTACCGGCGGGACCTGCGCTATGCCGTTGAGTACGCGACCATCGTGACCGAAACGGCCTACCAGATCGCCACCGGTGTGGAGAACGTGACGGCCGGTGCGTCGATGGGCGCGCAGTTTCCCGTCCGCACGCTGGTGGAGTAAGTGATGGGCTGAACAGCCCAGCGTATTTGCAGTAGCAGTTCACCAACCCGTGCCGCCCTCTGGGCGGCTTTTTCATGTGTGGCCGCCTTCGCGCGGCTTTTTTTGTTTTCCTTGGAGGCAAGCATGCCGATCGTTCAGCAGGGCAGCATCAATACCACTGCTCTCATCGTTCCGGACCTGTACGTCCAGATTGTTCCGCCGCAGGTCACCCTGCTCAATGGTGTGCCGACCAACGTGCTCGGCGTGGTCGGTACCGCCACGTGGGGCCCAGTCAACTCGCCGACCATCATCGGCAACATGGCCATGTATGCCCAGGCATTCGGCGCGATCCAGAATCGCACGTATGACATGGGCACCGCCGTGGCCGTGGCTGTCCAGCAAGGCGCCAACAACTTCCGCTGCGTGCGCGTGACCGACGGCACCGACACCGCGGCCACCGTGATCGCACAGACCAACGGCATCACGTTCACCGCCAAGTACACGGGTTCGCTGGGCAACACCGTCACGGTGGCGCTGTCTGCAGGCTCTGCAGCCAACACGTGGAAGGTGACCGTGGCCGCGCCCGCATTGGCACCGGAAGTGTTCGACAACATTGGCGCGGGCCAGACCGGCAATGCGCTGTGGGTGGCCATCGCCAACGCCATCAACAACGGCGTGAGCGTCATGCGCGGCGCCTCGCAGATCATCACCGCTAGCGCAGGCGCCGGCACGACCGCACCGACGGCTGCCACGCTCACCCTGACGGGCGGCACCGACGGTGCGGCCACCATCAACGGTGCCGTGCTGCTCGGCCAGGACGCTGTGCCGCGCAAGGGCATGTATGCGCTGCGCAACCAGGGCGTGTCGATCGCCATGCTGGCCGACTGCGCTGATGCCACCACGTGGCCGACGCAGGTTGCCTTCGGTCTGTCGGAAGGCATCTACATGATCGGCGTGAGCCCGAGCGGCGACACCATCGCCAACGCCGTGACCGCCAAGAGCACCGGCGGCATCGATTCGTATGCCTTCAAGCTGCTCTTCGGCGACTGGGTGTACTGGCTCGATACCGTGAACGGCGTGACGCGCCTGGTCTCGCCGCAAGGTTTCGTGGCGGGTCTGCTGGCCAACCTGTCGCCGCAGAACAGCAGCCTGAACAAGCAGATCTATGGTGTGGTCGGCACGCAGAAGACGTTTGCCAACCAGAGCTACAGCTCGGCCGAACTGCAGACGCTGATCCAGGCCGGCATTGATGTGGTCACCAACCCGGTGCCGGGCGGTGCCTACTTCGGTTGCCGCGCGGGTCACAACACCAGCTCGAACGCGCTCACGCAGGGTGACAACTACACGCGCATGACCAACTACATCGCCAGCACCATCAATGCGGGCATGGGCAAGTACGTTGGCCAGTTGCAGTCGGCCACGGTGCGCGCGCAGGCCGCGGCCACGTTGTCGAACTTCCTGAGCTCGATGGAGCAGCAGGGCATGATCGGCGCGGTCAACGGCGGTCCGGCGTACTCGGTACAGATCGATGCGAACAACAACCCGATGAACCGCGTCGCGCTGGGCTACATGCAGGCCGACGTGAAGGTGGTCTACCTGTCGGTTATCGAGAAGTTCCTGGTGAACGTGGAAGGCTCGCAAGCCACCGTGATCCGGACCTCGACCAACAACCAGTAACACGCTACTCAATCAACCCTTCGGCTCCGCAATGCGCGGGGCTTTTTTTTTTGGAGAACACTATGCCGATTCAAGGCTATACCGTCGGCCGCGACTACGCGCTGGTCATCCAGACTGCAGGCGGCACGCTGCAACCGAGCAAGATCACCGCTTTCAAGAGCAAGCAGGATGTGACCGACGTGCGCGTCAAGCGCCTGGACGGCATCACCGACCACGTGCGCTTCTTCGATGGCTGGTCGGGTTCGTTTGACGTGGAGCGCCAGGATGCCACGCTCGACAACTATTTCGCGCAACTCGAAGCGGGCTACTACGCCGGCTTCAACGAGCTGGGCGCGCAGATCTACGAAACGATCCAGGAAGCCAACGGCTCGGTCTCGCAGTTCCGCTACGACGGGGTGATGATGACGCTGGCTGACGCCGGCAACCGCGCGGGCGACGCCACTATCAAGCAATCCGTCAACTTCGTGGCCTCGCGCCGCGTCAAGGTGTCCTGATGACCAACGTGACCATCACTCCCTCTGAACAGATCATCAAGGCCGCCGCGAAAGAGGTGGTGGTTGATGACGCGCTCGGCCGCAAGATCACGCTGCGCAAGCCAAGTCCGCTGGGCAACCTGGACTTTGCGAAGGCCGCCGGCAGCAGCGAACTCAACATGCTGTATCTGGCGGAGGTGGCGCACCTCAAGTTCGTCTCGGCCATCGATGGCGAACCGGTGCTCACGCCTTCCACTGAGGCACAACTGCGTGCCCTGTATCAGCGCTTGGGCGAAGAGGGTAACGAAGCCGCGCAGCGCGGCGTGGCGGCCAGCTTCATCCAGACGGCCGAGCCGGAGTCCGAGCTAAAAAACTCCTGACGAACGGCCCGTTTCACGAGGCAATGTGGCTCGTGCATAACGGTGTGCCGTTCGACGTGGCGTTTTCTCTGGACGACACCATGCGCCAGGCGATGGCCATCAAATGCAGCGAATTTCATGGCGCGGAGTTTGACTTGAAGACGATGTCTTTCAAGGAGCGCGAATGAATCTTTCGCTTGCGGAGATGGTGCATCGCTTGGGCGGGCTGGTGGCTGCCATCGGCACCACCCCCAGCCAAGCGGTCGTCCTGGGATTGGGCACTGGCGCGCGCTGACGGCGTGCAGAAGAGGGTGGGCGATGCGGTGGCGGCGGCGCTGGCGGGCCGCCCTATCGCACACGCCCACACGTGAGATCGGTGGCCTCAACAGATGAACAAGGATTCCTATGAGCCTCGATGCTTACAAGATCGGGATACGGATTGCGCTGGTGGATAGCGCCTCGCGCGGGTTGATGGAGATCGCCACGCGGCTCGAGGCAATCGACAAGAACGCAGAGAAAGTCGAGACCCGACTACAGAAGATCAAGAAGCTGGCCGATACCGGCGATGCCCTGGCCAAGGCTGGCAAAGAAACTGCCTTGATGTGGAAGGACGAACTGGATGCGGCGTCGAAGTATCACACCGTGCTTGAGCGCATCAGCTTGCTTCAGCCCGGTTCGCTTGCAGCCAATGACAGGTTCATCAAGAGCCTGGAGGTCAAGGGCCAGTCCTATACCGACCTTGCCAGCCTCTATGGTGGCGCGCAGACCATTCTGCAGGATTCAACCCAGGCGCAGCAGGTTACCGAGATGCTGGCGCAGATGAAATCGGGGCTGATGGCCGCAACGGGCTCGAAGGATGGGGCGAAGTTTGAGGAACTGGTGCTCTCTGCGTTGAAGGTGGCGCAGATGCGTGACGGGGTGATCGACCCCAACACCGGCAAGATCGACACGCAGAAAGTGCGAGAGACGCTGGATGCGGTAACGAATAGCTACCTGGTCAGCAACGGCAAGGTCGAGCCGAAGGACTACCAGGAGGCGGTGCAGTCCGGCAAGCTCTCGACGAAGTTCACACAAACCGAGGCCGCATTCTTCGGGCTGAAGCAGTTCATGCAGAGCGCGGGTGCTTCCAACACCAGCGTCGCCGCGATGACCACGCTCCAGGGCTGGACCTCGGGGAAGATGTCGCCGACCGCGGTGCGTGAGCTGGAGCGGGTCAAGCTGCTGGACCACAAGGCCGTGCATCGTGACAAGTCCGGTCACATTGTCGGCGTGGACGCGACTGGCATGGCGCGTTCGCAAGAGTTTGCGGCCAACCCGTTCAAGTATGTGGCCGACGTGATTGTGCCCGCGCTGCAGAAGCAGGGGTACACGGGGGATCGTCTCAACACGAAGCTGGAAGCCATTCTGGGGGCGAAAGACGCCAGCCTCGCGAACGTGCTGCTTCACGAGCAGGACCGTGCCGGCAAGTACCTTCAGAACCGCAGTCAGGCGGGTGGCGTTTCCCAGACCTATGAAAAGGCAAACGAGGGACATGACGCCAAGTTGAAGGACTATGAAGCCAAGGTCACCAATCTGAAGATCACGCTCGGCGAGAATATCTTGCCGTTGGCGATTGCCGGCTTGGAGAAGTTCAGTCACCTTATCGAGAAAATCACGAAGCTTGCGCAGGAGCATCCTGAGGTAGCGAAGGGGGTCATGCTCGCAGTCACGGGATTGACGCTCTTCAAGAAGCTGTTGCCAGTATTGGTGCCTCCTGCGGGCGGTGGTGGCTCGGGCAAGGGCTCACCGTGCGATTGCCTGAAGCTGGGTGAGTCGATCGCGCGCAAGCCGCTTCGCAAGCTGGGCGGGGCGCTCGGCTCGCGCGTGAAGCGGATGAGTAAAGCGGGGATGTCGGCACTCCGCAAGGGGGCGGAGTGGGGCAGGAGATTGGTCCGCAACGTGGCGAACCGTGGTCGCTCGCTCGCAAATGGGGTGCGATCGGTGGGGCGCCGCGCAGGCACCATGGCGAAGTCGCTGGGGAAAAGTACGGTGTCAGCGCTCCGTACCGGTGCAGGCTGGGGCAGGACGCTGGTTCGCAACATGGCCAGCAGAGGCCGTTCGCTTGCAACAGGGGTGCGGTTGGTTGGGCGCAATGCCGGCACGATGGTGAAGGCGCTGGGGGCAACCGGCGTGTCGGTGCTTCGCAAGGGCGCTGGCTTGGGGCGGGGGCTCTTGAGTACCGCGGGGGCTTTGGCCAAGTCGCCGTTGAAAGGCGTACTGGGCGCTGTGGGCGCCCTGGTCAAGTCACCCGTGGCGCGTACAGCGTTACGGTTTGCCGGACCGGTTGGTTTGGCGGTCAACGCGATCGACACAGCTTGGCAAGTCGGCAAGACCGCCTATCAGGTCGGCAGTTGGGCAAACACCAACCTCATCAACCCGCTGGCGGAGCGTATGAGCGGTGTCAAAGGTGCAACGCTCGGCACCTATCTGTACGACCTGCTGCACCCGGGTGAAGGCAAGAAGCTCACGAGTCCTCCCACCACACCCTACTCGAACGAAGGTCACAACCGCAGCCCGGTGGTCGGCAGCTCCGTCAAGATCGCAGATCAGAAGCCCGTCATCCTCAAGGGTGACGTGACGATGGACGGCCGCTCGGTCGGGCAAGTGGTGTGGAAGCAGATCAACGGCAACCTCGCACGGCCGCAAACCGGTTCCAGCAGTTTCAACACCGGCATGCAACTGATGCCTTCTGGACTTTGACCAACCATGTCTGATTTTGCTCTCAAGCTTGGGAGGTTCCAGTTCAAGGATCTGGAGATTCCCGAAAGCCTCTCGTTTGGCGGTACGCAAAAGCTGGCCATGCATGACCTGGTGGGCGGCACGCGCGTGATCGACTCAATGGGGGCGTTCTGCGCGCCCGTCGAGTGGTCTGGCTGGCTGCTCGGTGAGGATGCATTGGCTCGCGCGCGTGACTTGGATGACCTGCGCGTGCGCGGCTCATCGCTACTACTGCAATGGTCCGAGATCTACTACGCCGTGGTGATTCGCGAGTTCCGGGCGGATTTCCAGCGCTTCTACAAGATCCCCTACAAGATCGCGTGCGAGGTGACCAGTGACCTGTCGAAATTCGCAGGCAAGGATGAAGACCAGAGTATCGACAACCAGATCAAGAGCGATGCCGCAGCCGTCACCGATATGGTCGCCTCCATTGGCGACAGCGCGCTGTCGGGCCTGATGGACTCGGCCAACGCGGCGATCGACAACGTTGCCAGCTTTGCCAACGCAGCGCAGTCGACGCTCAGCAACGTGCTGCAACAGGTCACCGCGGTCCGCAATCGTGCGCAGACGCTGGTCGCGTCCGCAAACAATGCACTGACGACGGTGACGACGCTGGGCGGCATCCTGCCGAACAACCCGGTCTCGCAACAGGTGGCCAAGCTCAATGGGCAGATCAGCTCAGCACTGAGCTTGCCTGTTCTGGTTCAGCTCGATCGCGTTGCCGGCCGAATGCAAGCGAACATCACCTCGACCTACACGAGCGCCAAGCAAGTCGTGGTTGCCGGCGGCAACCTGATGCAGTTGGCCGTCAAGGAATACAACGATGCGATGGCGTGGACTGGCCTGGCAAAGGCCAATCCGCAACTCATGGGTGACCCGCAGGTGCAGGGCATCCAGACGCTGACGATTCCGCCTAACAAGGACAACGTGGGCGGCCTGATGAACCCTTAGCTCCGCAGTTTCACCAACTGGACGGCCCCGCACTGCGGGGCCTTTTTCTTCTATGAGCCTGAACAAACTACCCGTGGTGCCGCAGGTGAGGCAACCACGCACGATCGTGAGGGTCAACGGCGAGCGTGTGCCGGCCTGTGTGAGCTGGTCGGTGCAGAACAACTCGTATGCGCAGGCCGATACGTTTCAGCTCACGCTGGCCATGGGTGGCCTGCCACCCGACCGCGACGCGAACTGGTTCTCCAGCCAGCGGGAGCTGCTGGTCGAGATCTTTGCCGGCTTTCCGCAGGATCCGCTGCAGTACGACGAGACCAATCTGCTAACGCTGATCTACGGCCGCGTTGATAGCGTCGAGTGCGATCCGGTTGTGGCGCAACTGACACTGAGCGGCCGGGACCTGACCGCACTGTTCATCGATGCGAAGGTGACCGTGCAGTTCCAGAACCAGACCGCATCGGAAGTGGCTGAAACGCTGGCAACGGGACATGGCTTAGAGATCGCCGGTAGCGCGACGAAGAACCCGGTGGGCAAGCTGTATGCGCGTGATCAGGTCAGCATGACGGACCAGCGCAGTGAATGGGACCTGCTTGCTGCGATGGCCCTTGCTGAAGGGTTCGTCTGCTATGTCACTGGCAAGACGCTGTACTTCGGCCCGCGTGCACCCGCGTCGGCTGAGCCCTATGAGTTGCGCTGGGGGCGTGATGACAAGGGCAACCCGGCGGCCAATGTGGCCAGTCTGCAGTTGTCGCGTGACCTGACGGTTGCAAAAGGCGTAACGGTCGAGGCGCGCTCGTGGCACCAGAAGCAGAGCAAGCCGTTTGTTGCCCGGTATAGCAACGAGGCCGATGGCGGTAAGGGCCGCAAGCCCACCCACACCGTTGAGCGCAACGGCCTCGACCAGGCTGGCGTCAAGCGCCTGGCCAAGCAGAAGCACGACGAGGTGGCGCAGCACGAGATGAAACTGCATGCGCGTCTGCCCGCCGATCACGTCCTCACGCAAACCGACACCATCCGCCTGACCGGCACCGGCACGAAGTTCGACCAGGACTACCTCATCGACAGCATCACGCGCAGCATGAGCCTGGGTGAAGGCTACGTGATGGAGATCTCGGCCAAAGACATCAACAGGGACACCAGCAAATGATCCAACAGCTCCGCAACCAGATGGTGCTCGCTGCGATGATGGCGCAGTCGAATCGCGCAGAGAATCGCATGGGCATCGTCACCAGCTACGACGCGGGCACGGCATCTGCGCGCGTACGCCTCCAACCCGAAGACCCCGCCGACCCAGCGCGCTCGCTGACCGGCTGGATGCCCGTTGCCTCTGCCTGGGTCGGCAATGGCTGGGGCATCGATGCGCCGGTCAGCCCGGGCGATCAGGTGGAGGTGCAGTTCCTCGGCGGCGATGTTGAGAACGGCTACATCTGCGCACGCCTGTTCAGTGATCAAGCGCGGCCGACTGGCGCGCAATCCGGTGAGTTCTTTCTCTCGCACGCGTCGGGTTCCAAGCTGCAGTTCCACAACGACGGCACGGTCACGCTCATCAGTGCGGGCACGCTCACCAGCCAGGCGCCGCAGTGGAACCACAGCGGCCCGGTGCAGATCGACGGCACGCTGCTGGTGACGCAAACCATCACCGGTCAGGCCGGCATGGCGGTGTCAGGCAACAACGGCACCGGCAACTCGATGAGCATCAGCGGCAACACGCAGTTCAGTGGGCGGGTGTCGGCCAATGGCCATCCGATCGACGAAACGCACCGCCACACGGGCGTGCAGTCCGGCCCCAGCACAACGGGGAGCGTGGCATGACCCAGCAACTCTTGAACGACGTGAACCACTGGGTGGGCGACGATATTGGTGTCTCGCCCACGGGTGATCTGGGACTTGCCAGTGCGGACCTGCGTACGCAGCAACGCATTGTGCGACGCCTGGTGACCAATCCTGGTGACTACCTTTTTCATACCGACTACGGCGCGGGCCTGCCGCAGCGGATTGGGCAGACGCTCGACATCGCTGCGTTGCGCGGCCTCATCCGCACGCAGACGGCGCTGGAGGCTGGCGTCGCACAGACGCCCGAGCCGCAGGTGGATGTGACTGCCATCACGGGCGGTGTGAGCGTGCGCATTCTGTACTCCAGCTCGATCACGCGCGAGCCGGTATCCCTTCAATTCAATGTGAGCAAGTGATATGTCCATTCAGACGCAAGACTGGGTGACGCTCGTGCGCAACCAGGTAACGGCCATCCAGGGCTATGCCAAGGTGTTGGTCGATCTGACTGTGGGGTCGGTGCTGCGCGCTGTGGTCGAAGCCAACGCCGCGGTGACAGTCTGGCTGCAGGGTTTGATCCTGCAAGTCATGGCGATCACGCGGGCATCGACATCAAGCGGTGCCGATCTCGATTCGTGGATGGCCGACTTCGGCCTCAGTCGCCTGGCCGCAGTGCCGGCCACAGGCACGGTCACGTTCTCGCGCTTCACGACCACGCAGCAGGTGCTGGTGCCGCTCACGGCGGTGGTGCAGACGGGTGACGGTACGCAGCAGTTCAACGTGACCGTCGATACGACCAACCCCGCCTACAACGCTCTACTGGGCGGCTACGTGATCCCAGCGGGCGCTGCCAGCGTGGTCGTGCCGGTGCAGGCGGTCGTACCCGGTGTTGCGGGCAACGCGGTGGCTGGCGCGGTTTCCACCATCGTGGGGGCCATCGTTGGCGTGGATACGGTGACCAACGCTGCCACCTTCACCAACGGCGCCGATGCCGAGCCCGACGGTGCCTTCCGCTCGCGGTTCATCGCCTACGTGGCCAGCCTGTCGAAGGCGACCAAGACCGCTATCGGTTCGGCCATTGCCAGCATCAAGCAAGGCCTGACGTACGTGATCCTGGAGAACCAGACGTATGCGGGGCTGCAGCAGAACGGTACGTTCATCGTGATCGTGGATGACGGCAGCGGTTCACCCTCATCCGCGCTGCTCTCCAGCGTGAGCAACGCGGTGGATGCAGTTCGACCACTGACCAGCACGTTTTATGTGTATGGCCCGGTGGTCGTCAACGCCACGGTGGCGATGAACATCGCAACCGCAGCGGGCTACACGCACCAGGTCATCACGGCACAGGTACAGACAGCCCTGATGAACTACGTCAACAGCTTGCCGCTGGGTACCACGCTTGCATATTCACGGCTGGCACAGGTGGCGTATGACGCGTCGCCCGGGGTGATCAACGTCACGAGCATGCTGCTCAACGGCGGCACGACAGACTTGCCGGCCACCAACCTGCAGGTCATCAAGACCACGCTCAACTCCATCACGGTGTCGTAATGGCAACAGGTGATCAACAAGACATCTTTGCGCGCATCCGTGGCTATCTGCCGCGCTGGTTTGGGGATGTAGCGCAATCCCCGGTGCTGAATGCGTTGCTGCAGGGGCTGGCCTATAGCGGTGCCTACGTCTACAGCCTGTATGCCTATGCAAAGCTGCAGACGCGTATCAGGACGGCGTCCGATGGCTGGCTCGACATGATCGCGGCAGACTATTTCGGCACGTCGATCCAGCGCAGGACCGGCCAGTCGGACGCTTCGTTTCGCGCCAACATCATCGCCAACGTGCTTCGTGAACGCGGCACGCGCAACGCCATCGTGCGGGTGCTGACAGACCTGACCGGCCGCGCACCGATCGTGATCGAACCCAACTGCCCGGCCGACTGCGGCGCCTATGACGCTCCCAACAGCGGCTACGGCATGGCTGGCGCATACGGACAGGTCTCGCTGACCTACCAGGCGTTCGTGCAGGCGTATCGGCCGTTTGGCAGCGGCATCCCGAATGTAGCCGGCTACAGCACCGTCACCACCGGCTACAGCGTGCCGTCGCAGGGCGAGTACACCGATCTCTCGATGAGCAGCAACACTGTGTCGGATGCCGACATCTACGCCGCCATTGAATCGGTGCGGCCGGCTGCTTCCATCGTCTGGACGCGCATCAGTTCCTAGGCGCACGCGTTTTCTTTCTTCACCACCGACAGCCCGGCAGCACGCCGGGCTTTTTCATTTGGAGAACAGTCTTGGATCGTCAGATTGTCTACAGCGGCCAGGTGCCGCAAACTACGGACCTGCTCAATACCAACAAGCAGACCATGATCGCGCTGGCCAAGCTGTGCGCCGATCTGTTTGGCACGTCCACCGTGGTCTCGGGCCTGAACTGCGTGCCCACCTCGCCTGCCTCGATGAGCGTGAACATCAACCCGGGGCAGATCTACCAGCAGGCCAACCTTGATGGCACGCCTTATAGCGCACTGCCACAAGACACCGCGCATAGCCTGCTGAAGCAAGGCATCTTGATGGACGCGCAGTCCTTCACGCTCACGGCTCCCGCCACGACCGGCTACAGCCAGAACTACCTGATCCAGGCGGCCTACCTGGACAACGACATCGGCAATGTCGTGCTGCCGTACTACAACAGCGCGAATCCGTCGCAGGCGTTCAATGGGCCGGGTGGCAGCGGTGCCTCGCAGCCGACTACGCGTGCCGGGCAGGTGTCGTTGCAGCTTGTCGCCGGCACGGCCGCACCTACCAACACACAGATCACGCCAGCGGTGACGGCGGGGTACGTGGGGCTGGCGGTCATCACGGTTGCCAACGGGCAAGGCACGGTGACGAACGCGAGCATTGTGCCTTACCCGAATGTGCCGACGGCGCCAGTTGGCGGCTTGCTTGCTGCGGTGGGTGAGCGCTATTCCAGCATTCAGAACGTTGCGGTCTCAAGCGTGCTGACCACGGCTGCACTCGGCGCGCTGGTGAACGTGACGTCCACCGGGCAGACCATCACGCTGCCGCCCGCTGCCAACTGCCCGAATGGCACAAGCATCTGCGTGACCTACATGCAAGCCAGCGGATCGGCCACTGTCACGCGCAACGGCGCCGATACGCTTGCATTTGGACAAGGCAACGGTGGCAACAGCCTTGTGCTCAATCCGGGCGAGGCGGTGCAGTTCGTGTCGAACGGCGTGAATGGTTGGGTGAGTGCCGGGCAGACGTTGACCACGGGGGTGACGCCAGCACAGTTTGATAGCAGCACGAAGTTGGCGACGACGCAGTTTGTGCAACGGGCGCTGGGCAATCGTCAAATGATGGCGGCATACAGCACGAACCAAACGCTTACCGTGGCTCAGGCGGGGATGGCACTGCAGTACTACGGACCAGATGGTGGTACGTGGACACTGCCGTCCTCCACAGCCACGCCAAACGGGTCTGTCTTTGAGATTCTGAACAGCGGTGGGGGCAAGCTGTATGTGCAGGTTGCTGGCGGTAGTGACCGAATCTCTGTCGGTTCGGCTGGCGTTGTCACGTCCATCACCTTGCAGCAAGGTGATTCCCTCACATTGCTGTCCAGCGCAGGCTCTTACTTCTACGCCATGGGCGGGACCGGCATCATGCAGTGGGCTGCAACGCTCGGGGTTAGTGCTCCGCAGTTCGACAACAACACGAAGTTGGCCACGACGCAGTTTGTGCAGCGCGCACTGGGCAATTTTCAGAATTTCAACGGCTACACGACCTCACAAACGCTGACCGCGGCTCAAGCGGGAAATGTGATCAATTTTTGGGGTGGTTCCGCCGCGACATTCACATTGCCAGCTTGTTCAAGCTTGCCGGCTGGTGGCGCGTTTCTGTTCAACAACAGTGGAAGTGCTCCACTGACGGTCACACGAGCTGGCTCGGATAGCGTGCTGAACGGTGGTAACAGCATGGTTCTGTCTGCTGGTGATAGTTTGTTGATCGTCGCTGTTCCCCCGAACCAATGGGTTGCAACAGGCGGTAGCGCGCAGTTGCCGTATGCATCTGTGATGTCAGGTGCCAACTGGACCACGGCGCCCCAGTTCGATAGCAGTACGAAGCTGGCAACGACGGCTTTCGTCAAGACTGCAGGGTTGCAGTTTGCTGACTACGTGGGATTTGCCACCAGCTCGACGTTGCCCCCTTCAATCTGCGGAAAGACGGTCACAGTTGTCGGCAACAACATCACGTTGACGCTGCCCTTGCTGTCATCGGTGCCGATTGGTTCGACCATCACTTTTCATCCAGCGGGTGCGTCGGGAACCGTAGTTCAGCGTCAGGGTTCCGACACTATCTATGGAGGAGGCGGGTTTGTCGCTTCGCTTCCATTAAGTGGAACTGATTCAATCACGCTGCTTGCCTCAACAAGCTCTTGGCTTCCGATTTCTGGCTCAGGGCAAACGCAGTTTTCGTCTTTGTTTAAGGCACAGTTGAGTTCGACAGGCGGCTATCAAAAGCTGCCTAGCGGGTTGATCCTGCAATGGGGCCAACAGGGTGTAAACACATCCGCCACCGTCACGTTTCCGATTGCATTCCCGATCAGTGTTTCCGCTGCATGGGCAACTGCATACCTCAATAACGGAGAAGTGCCGGGGTCTCAGGCCCTCGCTGGCGCCGAAATCACCAGTACGACGACCTCGACAATGAAGATCAACTGTAGCAACCCGGGGGTCCGTCTTTGCGGATGGGTTGCCATTGGATACTAAGGAGATGGTTATGTTCTTCGCAAAATCCACCGGCGGTTTTTATGATTCTGCCGTTCATGGCTCAAATATTCCAGCTGACGCTGTTGACGAAGCCAATTGGTCAATAACACATGCGCAGTTGATGGAAGCGCAAACAGCAGGGAAGGCCATTACGTCAGATGCTGACGGCAAGCCAATTGCCGTTGATCCGACCTCGCTCATGACCTTGAGTCAAGTGCGGACAGCGCAGGCCGCCAAGGCCAGCACTGCGTGCGGTGCCGCATTGATCACCGGCTTCACCTCATCCGCACTCGGTACGGCACACACCTACCCATCGCAAGACGGTGACCAGCGGAACCTGCAATGCGCAGTCAGCGCAGCCGCCATCGCCTCACCAAACTGGACCACCCCCATCTGGTGTGCCGATGGCGATACCTGGTCATTCACCTCGCACACCGCCGCCCAAGTCCAGCAAGTCAACGCAGACTGGCTCGCACATCGCGTCGCTGCCCAGCAAAAGTACGCTGACCTGATCGCCAAGATCAACGCCGCAACCAGCATCGCAGACGTGCAGGCCATTGACTGGTAGGCACCGTCGTCTCAGCAGCAAAGCCCGCCTTCGCGCGGGCTTTTTCTTTTTTCATTCCGGGGGGAAACCATGTCTGAACCCATCAGCGGCAGCGCCGTTGCGGGGGCGGCGGGCGCAGCGGCCTTCAAGGCGCTTGGCGGATCCGCAGCCGTGGCGGGCGGCGCAAGCGCACTCGCCACCATCGTTGTGATGGTGATGACGTTGCCACGCGCACGCGGCGAGTGGGCGGTCGCGCTCATCTCCACTGTCATCGCCAGCGTGGGCGGCGGCGCCACCGTTATCCAGTACTTCGGGGTGGCGCATTGGATCGGCTCGGCCAACGGCGCTATGGCACTCGGCGGCATCTATTTCGTCTGCGGCCTGCCGGGCTGGGCGATCGTGCGCTGGGTCTTCAACTTCATCAACAAGCGGCGCGATGCCGACCTGGCCGAGGTCGTCGACGACGTACGCGAATCCCTGCACAAGGCAAATCATGGCTGAACCTCTTCTGACCGCTGCGCAACTGCGCACCGTCATGCCCAACGCCGGCACGCGTGCCGATGTGTTCGCGCCCATCCTTGCCGACGTTCTCCTGTTTCGTCAGATCAACACGCCCGCGCGCATTGCCGCGTTTCTGGCGCAGGTCGGGCACGAATCGGGGCAACTGCGCTATGTGCGTGAGCTGTGGGGGCCGACGCCCGCACAGCGCGGCTACGAGGGCCGTGCAGACCTGGGCAATACGCAGCCCGGTGACGGCAAGCGTTTCCTGGGCCGTGGCTTGATCCAGATTACGGGCCGCGCCAACTACCGCGTCTGCGGCATGGCGTTGGGGCTGGATCTGGAAGCGCAGCCCGAGCTGCTCGAACAGCCTGTGCATGCAGCTGCATCGGCCGCATGGTTCTGGCTACGCGGCGGGCTCAACCGCTTTGCCGATCAGGACACCGATGTCGCCTTTGTGGAGCTGACCCGCCGCATCAATGGCGGCACCAACGGCATCAATGACCGGCGCGCACTGTGGTCACGTGCGCGGGCCGTTCTTGCAGCCAGTGTGGGAGTCGTCACGCCATGAGCTTGCTCGATCCCCGCTTGTGGGGCAGCGCCATCTTGGCGTTGGCTCTGGCGTTTGGCCTGGGTTATGGCGCGGGCGATCTGCATCGCATCCGCGTGGAGCAGGCAGAAGCCCTCAAGCGTCAGGTTGCCGCCGCCAAGACCGAGACCCGCCAGGCTGAAGTGACCGCTCAGGTTGCTGACCAGTCCGCGCAGGCGCAGACCCAGATCCAGACGGTCTTTCGAGACCGCATCCTTTACCGCGATCGCGAGGTACCCCATGAAGTCGTTGTGCACGACGATGCTGCTTGCCGCATCCCTGGCCGCTTTGTCGGCATGTGGAACTCCGCCAATCACGCCGAGCTTCCCACCACCACCAGCCTCCTTGATGAAGCCCCCAGCGGCGTTGTCCTCTCTGACGTTGAAGCCCAGCACGAGCGTGAAGCCGAAGCTTTCCACGCCAACGCCCAGCAACTGAAGGATCTGCAGGATTGGGTGGCGCGGCAGGCGGGTATCGCTAGCGCGCCGGAGTGATGCGGAGGGGCTCAGTCAATGATGTCCGCGCAGGCATCGGTGGGGGCTGCGGCCACATGCCCCACCAGTGGCACCATCTTCAGCCCAGCCGAGGCGACACGGCAGGGCGCGGCCACCACGCCGCAGCCGGAGAGGAATGCAGCACCAAGTAGGGCAATGGCCAGCAGAAGGCGTTTCATCGTGGGTTGGGCAAAGGGGTGAAAGCGAATGCCGCGGAGTGTGACATAGGCCCGCCCACAAACCTGTGCGTGTTTGTATCCGGAAATGACAATCTGTGGCGCGTGTGTGTGATTGGTGCGACGCACGAAGGTGCAGCAATCCGAAGCGTTCGGTCGGCGTACAAAGCTGACTTTTGCTGAAAAAGTCACGACTTGGATTTGCGCAAACAATCCGGCAATCCCTTGCTGCAGGCCGCAAAGTCAGTGTTCGTGCGGGTTTTCCCGTAATTTCGAATATCGCAACAATAAATTGTCTGTCGCGACATTTATTGTCTGAACAGGCTCGCCTACGATGACTCCATCGAATGCGGCGCCGCAGCGAAATAGTCCAAGAGAAACACCGGATACCTGCCCGACGCGCTGCGCCCATCCCGGAGAAGACATCATGAAAGCCCAACGCACCCTGATTGCAGCCCTGATCGCCCTGGCAACCGTGCCCGCCCTGGCTGCTGCGAAGTTCGACGTGTACACCCAAGGCGCCGCAGCCGGCCAACGTTTCGACGTCTATACGCAAGGCGCGAAGGCAGGCAGCAAGTTCGACCCGTACACCGAAGGCGCAAAGGTGGGCGACAAGTTTGATGTGTACAGCCAAGGCGCACTGGCTCGTGCTGGCAAGTTCGATACGTACACGGAAGGTGCCAAGGCAGGCAGCAAGTTTGACCCGTACACTGAAGGCGCACTGGCTCGTGCTGGCAAGTTCGATACGTACACGGAAGGTGCCAAGGCAGGCAGCAAGTTTGATCCGTACACCGAAGGCGCACTGGCTCGTGCAGGCAAGTTCGACACCTACACCGAAGGTGCCAAGGTTGGCGACAAGTTCAACACGTACACCGACGGTGCCAACGCCTGA